GGCGCATTGTCTCTACTGCAGATGATGTCGTCCCCGTATATCAAAGTCTCTCTTCTGTCGTTGAGATCGCTTACTGAGCTTGCTAGTGCCCAGAATAGCAAGGTTTCGAGCTCAAAGGTGAACCCGTTGCCCATTGAAGAAAACTTTTGTAAAGTAATCTTCTCACCGGTCGGCAAAACCGCACGGTGGCTGCGAACATCATTGAGCGCGAGCGCCCAATCGACAGGTAGAAGCTCGAAGACGAGTTCTACGGATACGGAATCAGATGCCGCCTTAAGATCTAAGGTAGCTAAAGAATCATTGACTGCAGCCTTGGCTGCGCGTTGATTCTTAGACTGGTCATCCAGATCGATTCCGACTCTCATTAATCGTTGACGGAAATAAGAGCCAAATCCCTTTTGAAGGAATCCATTGGCTCGAGGTTCCTTGGCGATAACGCGATGAGTCTTCGCGTTTTTCGGCACTGTGTCAATCACGCATTCTTCCGTAAGGTTGAAAACGTGGTCGAGGAAGCAGAAAGGGCCAGCAATGTCCCAAACGCTAACTCCTAAGACAGCTGCAGACCAATGAAGGTCTGACGCGATCTCTTGCCGTATTATTGGCAGAGCTCGACGAGTGACGGAAATGGGGAGTTCGCACAACTTGGTATCGACAAAGGCGCGCCGACGACTAATATCATCGGTAGCACCTGGTCCCCAACCATACCCAGAGTCAACTTTAAACGTGGAGTAAGGGCCGAGCAGGGCTGCAATTTTCCTCTTTGCAATCGGAATGACTGCAGAAAGTCTGTCTGTAAGGACAGAGTTGCGGCTGAGCTTGATCCTACGATTCGTCATAAAGCACGACTCTTCGGATGTTGTGAATTTCCGAAGTGCCTCAGCTTCGAGATCCAACCCTGTAGATAGGCCCTTGTATTTCGACAAGTAACTTACTACTAGATAATCAGACCTAAAAGACTGAGCGTCTAGGTAATCTCCCGGGGTGATATTCATGGTAGCGAGCGCAAGCTGGTTATGCTTGAACCGCAGCCATGCACCCAGAGAGACGGGCGTGTCAACGGACTTGCAAAGAGCGAAGAAGACTTCGCCAACAAGAGAAGACTCTTTCTGCATGTTCCCTCCAAGAACGCTCCCGACCAAGGGAGCTGGGTTGTCAACTGGTGTGAATCAGAAGACGCCTTGGAGCGCCTCCACCATGGCGGTGAGCTGGGCTTCAGCCAGAAGGAAATTCGCATACTTGCGGAGATCCTTACGGTTTTGAAGCGAAGCTCGCTCGCTCATGATGAATTCGGCGTTGAATCGCGGAGTGTAGGCAACGGTGGGAGGCGGCGTGATGCCGTTATCCGCCGTGCCGAGCGTCTCCAAG